CCAGACCTCAAATTAGCATTTCTCTTTAACGACACGATAAGTCTTTTACAAACCTCAAATTACACATCAATCAGAAGTCTATATATATCGCAACAATTATTTTGAGGTCGCGTGCCATATTCTAACCTCAAATTGCGAATCTATATAAAAAATTGACAAATATTGTATCTAGACAAAACATACATTATAATGACATCATTACGATACATATTTCATTTATCAGATTTACATATTAGAAACGGCGACAAACTAATAAGCAGATACGATGAATACAATGATGTATTTGATAATACAATTATATCAATTGCTGATGAAATAAAAAAAATAGAATTGAAATTTAATGATTATATTATAATAATAACTGGAGACATTTTTCATAATAAAAATAATATTGGTAATTATGGTTTATTGTTGTATAAAAACTTTATAGAAAATTTAGTTAAATTAGGAAGAGTGATTATTTTTCACGGAAACCATGATAGAAATCAGAGTGAAATAGAACAACCATCATTAGTTTTTTCATCAACTTTTAATATTAATAATTTAACAATTTTAACAAATACAACATCTTTTATAATTGATAATGTAGGATTTTCATATGTTAGCATTGATGATACATTAGATGTTTATAGAAATTCAGGACGAATTCAAGATTTGCCAGAATTTCCAATGTTTACAAGCGATGTTAAATATAAAATAGCATTGTTTCATGGTTCATTTCAATCTGCTAAACTTTTTAATGGCGATTGTATCAGAGATGAAAATAATCCTTATCCTCTTGAATGGGTTAAAGATTTTGATTATGTTCTTTTAGGGGACATTCATAAACGACAAGTTTTTAATTATAAGAAAAAAACAATATGCGGTTATTCAGGTTCTTTAATTCAACAAAATTTTGGTGAAAATATAATCGAACATGGCTATTTAATTTGGGATTTAGAAAATAAAAAAACAATGGATGTAAATGTTTATAATAAAATAGGTTATATTAATGTAAAAGAAAATGAATCAGAAGAAATATTAATTCGTATAAATGGAAATTATGAAATAAAATTAGAAGATTATATTAATTTAAATTTAAAATATTTTCCAGAAAAATTAGAAATAAAAACTTTTTCAAAAATTAATTTCCAAAATTTAAATTCTTTGTTAAAAAGTTATAATAAATCGTTTAATATAATTTCAAGATTAAATGAAAGGATTTGTATAGACGATAATGATGATTATATTAAAACTGAAATAGATAATGAGACACAAATGACTAAAATAGTTGATAATACGTTTATTTTAGACTATTTTAGCAAATATTTAACACCTGATAAGTTGAAAAAATTACACAATATTATTTTAAATAAAGAACAATTATTATTTGATATTTTAAAATATCCAAATGAATTACATTTAGAATGTGTAAAAAGAAATAAAGATTTGTCAGCAGACATTTTAAAATGTGTTAGTAGTGATGATATTAAAGTTATAAAACCAAAATATTTTATAAGGTATTTAGAATGGCAAGGATTGTTCTGTTATGAGAATAAAAATTGTTTAAATATGTCTGATTTAGACTTAAAAACTTTTTTAGTAAAAGGTAAAAACGGAACAGGAAAATCAGCTATTTATGATATATTAACATTAGCTATTTGGGGTGAAATAACGACATTTAAAAAAAACAGCGATTTAAGTTCAGGTATAATAAATAATAAAAAGTCATTAGCTTATACGATAGTTGATATTGAAATAAATGGAGTTTTATATCGTATTGAAAGAGATTATGCTGTAAAAAAAGATATTACAAAAATAAATTATAATCATAAAAATATTTATAAATTTATTAATGAAACTGATTTGGAATTAATAAAAAAAGATGCGGCTTGTGAAGTATTAGTTAATCAATTATTTGGAACTATTAAAGTTTTCTTATCGTCTTCTATGTTAACACAAAATATAGATTATGATATATTGAAAATGGATAATAAGACAAGTTTTGAAACAATAGATAAATCATTTAATATTGAATACATTCTCAATTTATATAATTTATTTAAAACGGCAATTAATAAATATAAAGATTTTAGAAGAATTGTGGAAAGTAAAAAACAGGTTTATGAAAAACTTGTATCAACTAATAAAGTCAATGAAGTTAATGATGAAGATATGATAAAGAATAAAGAAAAATTAGATATATTATTACAAGAAAAAACAGAATTACAAGATTTATATAATTCACCAGAATATATTAAAATAGATATTAAAAATCCAAAAACATTATTAATATTGGATATTGATTATATTAAACAAATAGAAGATTTAAAAAAAATAATAAAAACAGATGAAGAATATTCATTTTATAAAGAAAAATATGATGAATTGAAATATTTATTAAAAGATGTTACAGCTGTAACATTAAATATATTAAAAAAATCTTATAATCCTACGATTGTATTAGATGGTAATATAAAAATAAAACCTTGTGAATTATCATTTATAAAAAAAGAAGAAGACTTATTAAAACAATATATGAATCATGATAATAATAATAATAATAATGATATTAAATGTTTAGAAGATGAATTAAAACTGTTAAATGAAAAATATAAAGATTTGAATGATACACATAAAGAATTAATAAATAATAAACCAACTGAAATTACAGATCCTAAAATAACAAAAGAAGACCATTTAAAAGAAATTAATAAGATATATGAGACCATTGATGATTTATATAATTATATTTCAACGAATATTAAAGAGACGAGAGTTAAAAATAAAATAGATAAATGTTATAATGATTATAAAAAACTTTTAGAACGAGAAAAAGATATTGAAAATATTAATAAATTAAATAAAGAAAAAATAATAAAATTGGAGAATGATTTTAAATTAACTTTTTCAAAACAACAAACATTAAAAATAAAAAATAAACCTGATATACCAATCTCATATAAATCATCAACAACTATATCAAAAAGAATTAAGAATATTAATATAAAAAATGTTGAAAAAAATATAAATGATGATGATAAAATATTAAATAATTATTATGAAAAACAAGATTTAATAAGTAAACTTGAAATAGACTTATTAAATTATAAAAAAGAGCTTGAATTATTTACATCAAATGATGATTATAAATATAATCCGTGTTGTGAAATATGCTGTAAAAGGTCTTGGGTATGTCGTATAAAAGAATTAGAAATAATTATTAATACAATAGAGTCTGATATTAAAAATAAAAAAGACGAAATAGATAATGATGAAAATAATTATTTATTAATTTATGAACGCAATGAAAATAATAATAAAATGAAAAAAGAATATGAAATATTAAATGAATGGTTAGAATATTATAAAAGCAAAGAATTATATGATAAAATAACAAAAGAATTGAATTTAATAGTATCAGAAAAGGATGAGACAAATAAAATCATAGATGATTTAGATAAAGAACTAAATGAAATTAAAATAAATAAAATATATTTCAACAATATATCATATGATTTATATGAAACATTCGAAAGAATAGAATTATATGAAAAATATAAGAAATGGTTAGAAATATATGAATCCATTAATAAAGAATTTATAGATGTTAAAACAAATATAACAAAAATAGAATATAGCATTAATTATTTAACAAATATTAAACCACGTATTGAATCATTACATCTATTAAATAAAGAATATAAGGAATGGGAAGATTATGAGAATAAATCAAAAATAATAAACGCCCATAAGTTGTTCGAATTAAAAGATATGTTAGACGATTATGAAAAATACAAGGAATATACAAATAATAATAATATAAAACCATTGATAAGAAATAAATTAAAATTATATGATGAAATAAAAGATATTGAAAAGGAAATAAAATTGATTGAAAATCTTATAGTAAAATCATCAACGATAAATACTTATAATAAAGAAAATAGAGATAGTTATGAAAAATTATTAGATATATTAACAGACTTAGATGAAACAATAAATACATTAGAAATAATAATAACAAATTTTCAGGTTTTTAGAATGGATATGTATGAGAAATATATTTTAAATAAATTAATGAATAGGGTAAATAAAATAATAAAATCATTATGTCATAAAGATACAAAACCTTTTAAATTAGATTATTTATTAACAGTAGCAAAAGAAAATATTAATTTGAATTGGTTAATAAATAATGAAAAAATAAATGATATAGAAACAAATTCTAAACAATTAATATCAATAACACAGGCATCAGGATTTCAACATTTCGTAATATCATTAGCGTTGCGAATGAGTTTGTTTATGAATAAACAGGAATCTTTATGTAATCAATTATTTATAGACGAGGGTTTTATAAACTTTGATAAAGATAATTTGTCAATAGTTCCATCATTCATTAAAGGTTTATTATATTATTATAATAATATAATAATAGTATCACATATAGATTTAATTCAGGATAATATAGATGAAATAGCAGAAATTAAATATAATAAAATGAATAGTGTATCAACAATGGAATATGGAAATTATAAAAAAGTCATAAAGAAACGCAACAAACATCAGAAGGATTAATAAGCATATTTTTTATTTTCTTCATAACTATGATTCATCATTTCGCAAATAATACGATGTTGTTCTTCTGTAATGTTACCATCTTTAACTTCTTTTTGTAAATATGTGCTATATAATCTTCTTATTTCAACAGCGGATATTGAAATACCATATATTTTATTAAATGTTTTCATAATAAATATTGATAAAGAACTGTTTGAAAATTCTTTATAATGATGATTTAATAATAGATGTTTATTATCAGTTAAATCATGTCTTTTACTAATAATATCATTAATAATCTTATCTAAATCATCGGGAACATCGAAAAATTGAATATCTTTGTTTTTAGTAACATTAAAATAGAATTGTTTATTATAATAATAATTATTACGTTCATTCATTTTTAATTTATTTTCTTTTTTTGGTTTTGTATCAGATATTAACATTTTTCTATAATCAATTGGTCGTCTTGTTGGAAATAATGTCATTAAAGCAAATATTAATTTTTCAGAGTCTGTTAAATCTGAATTGGGGTTTGATAAAATAGTTAATATATCTTCTTTTTTAAATGATAAAACTTCTATTTTATGTTTAACTATAGTATCAGGTGTTTTATTTATTCTTTTTTCGTTATAATTATTTTGTTTTTGTTCTATATATGGATATAATTGTTTAACTTGTTTTGCAAAATTTTTAATACGAGTTATAACAGCATATAAAATGGTTATATCTTTATAATTATCTTTTATAACATTATATAAATCAGTTTTTAAAAATTGTAATTGTAAAGTTAATTTATTTAAATTATATGGTTTATTTGTTAAAATATTTAATAAATCAGTATCATCTTCAATATCTTTTTTATAATAATTTTTATAAATTTTTTTAATAGTTTTCAAATATAATTGAATACTTTTATCATTTAATTTAGATTTATTTAAAGGATTAATTCTTTTTTTAATTGGTTTTAATTGTATTAAAATAAATTCTTTATCTTCTTTTTCATCTTTATTAATTATATTATATTCAATTTCTTGTATTTTTTCTTCATTATCATCACTATTAATAATAATATCTTCATTTTTAAGTTTTCTATAATGTTTTTTCATTTTTAAACTTATTTTTTTATCATAAGCTTCTTTATTATTTAATAATTGTCTTTCTCTATATCTTTTTTGTCTTTCAGCATTAGTTAAAGGCATTTTTATTTTAATTATTTATATAATTATATCATTTTTAATATAATCTTTAATATCATCTTTTAGATTATTTATTTTTTTTTCATAATAAACCAACGATCAATATTAATGGTTTCATTATAAATAAAATCACAATTGAAAAAATTACAAATATCAAATAATAGAGCATCATTATAAACATAATGATGTAAACATCTGTTATTAATATTATCTAAACTTCTATTTTTAAATTGTTCGAAAGTACCAGCATCAGGATCTAGAGATAAATCATGATTATTTAAAATTTCATCTAATGTAGATAAATCATCTTCATTAACATTATTATTATATTGATTAAGTAAAGTTGAAAAATTAGTATAATTTCTTTTATGATCGAAACAGAAAGATTTTTCAGGAACAATAATAATAATATAACCACCATTATTAACAATTCTAAGCCATTCTTTAACAGCTTTAAGTGGGTTTGCGATATGTTCTAATGCATGACTAGAAAATACGAAGTCATAATGATTATCAGGAACATTAGTAATATCAACCGTATCATTAATAATAACATTACCGTATTTATTATTAGCAAAATTGTATTTATTGGTATGTTTAAACCAAACAGTTGAATTAGAAAAAACAACAATATCAATATTATTAACAGTATTATATATAATATCACCAGTTCTTAAAGAAGGACCACCAATTTCAACACCATTTTTATTATGAATAATTTCATCGATTTTATTTTTTAAAGTAATAGACATAATCTAGATAATAGTTTAATTATGTTTTTAAATAAAAAAATACAGGATTTTGGTTTAAAATAAATTTGTATAGTTTTAATAATTTTTAAAGAAAAAATGATAGTATAGTATGTATTAATTATTATAGGGGATTGTTAGGGGCGATGTGTTGTGAGAAGAGGCAACATAAGAAATTAATAAATTAATGTAGCGTCGAATGAAAGGTGATGCAATAAGGAAAGTAGAGAGACAAGTCAGGAGACGTCATAAGACGTTTTTTGGCATTTAAAAAAGAACATTTGTTTTTATAATATTTTTAATTTCATTTTTGATATTATTAAAAGATTTTTTATTAATAGATAAATCTAAATAATTGAATTTAGAATATATATATTGTAGCAATTCAATATTCATTATTTTTTGTTCTATTACAGTTTTTTTGTTATTATAAAAAGAATTTAACTCATGAGAATTTTGATTTAATAAGTTGTCAGCCAGATTATTAAGATCAGTTATATTCCATCTATTATCTTTTTTAATTAAACAACCTTTATATTTTTCATATTTAATATTATGGTTTTCAGGAAAATCTTTATTAAAATGTTTCATTTGTATATATTGTGGAATAACAAAATCGCCACAAGTTAATATTTTAATCATATCATCAAACGTAATATAATCAGTTCTTTCACTGCCAAAATTATTAATAATATTATTTATTATATTATTAGTTGTATTATTGTTGTTATTATTACCATTAATATATAAACTAGGAGGAAGATTATTGTTTTCATGATTATTATATAAATTAAGAATAGTTTTAGCTTTGCATTTATTTTTTTTAATATGTTTATTTTTATTCACATTATTACTGAATGATTTCATACATTTAGGACAAGTTAAAGAATCAATACCTTTACAAGCTTTTTCATGATTAATAAAAAATGTTTGCGTTTTATATTTTTTATTACATTTTTTGCATTGAAATGGTGTTATATCATTAGATTGGAGTAGTTTTTCTTTATTTTGGAGTAGTTTTTCTGTTTTTTGGAGTAGTTTTTCTTCATTTTGGAGTAGTTTTTCTTCATTTTCGCATTTTGTATTTTTGTCAATATGCTTAGCATTATGGTGTCTATTTAAATCATATTTACGTTTTGTCGAATAATTACAAAACGCACAATTAAACATTGAAATATTTTATATATGAAATGATCTGTATTTTATGTTTAAATAAATATATTTTAAGCACAAAAACGACGCGTACTGCGTAAGTTGTTTTTATTTTTATTTTTTTAAAAACTTTTTTCAAATAGATTTTAGTAATTAGAAAATTTTAATAAAATTTTTAATAATTTTTTTAATAGATTTATATTGTTTAGTATGAATAAAATCAGTGATATTCAAATTGAAATTAATATTACAAAACTTATCAAGATCTTTTAAGGATTGTTCGAATAATCTGTCAGTTAAACTATCAATAGTAATAGAAGTCCATTTATTATTTTCTTTAATGGAACAAATATTGTATTTATGATATCTGATATTATTATTTTCTTTAAAATCGTTATTAAAATGTTTCATTTCAATATATTTTAAAACAGTATCATCGTTAATGAGAATATTAATCATATCTTCAAAAGTAAAATAATCAATTCTTTCATACCCAAAATTTAAAATATATTTATCATAATGTGATGTAATATTCATGATATAAAATAAATAAAATAATTCTTTAAATGGAAATAATGACAAAAATTTCTTTTTGCCATTTATATACATCCTTCCTATCTACTCGTCATCATCCTCGTCCTCATCCTCATCATCCTGATCCTCGTCATCCTCACTGTCATCCTTCTTTGGAAGAACAGCCTTCTTCTCATCCTTCTTCTCCACGACAGCCTTCTTCTCATCCTTCTTGGCTGTCTTCTTGGCAACTGGCTTCTCCTCCTTCTTGACTTGCTTCTTGACTGCCGACTTTGCTTCCTTCTTGTCGTCAGCCTTGACATCAGCCTTTTCGTCGTCGCTTAACTTCTTCTCTTGCCATTGTTTCGCAACATGTGCCATCATCTCTCGGTTTGTCATCGCATCAACCTCTCCGTTCTGAATCTGTGCCTTCAACACAGCCATTTCACTACGCATGAAAAGGTTGTATTTGGTTGGCTCGCGCTTCTTCTTCTCGACATCGTCA